GCCGGCGATTCCTTCTGGAATTCCTACTGGCCGCCCAACGGCTACCGTTGCCGTTGCCGCGTGAGCGCGCTCACCAGGGGCGCGGCCCACGCCGAGGGCAAGCGGCTCATGACCTCCGAGGGCCGCCTGGGCGAGAAGGAAGTCTCCGTGGGCCGCTCCCGGCCTGACCAGCCCGCGCCCAAGGCTACCGTGGCCACCTTCGAGCTGCGCCCCGGTCTGTCTATCTCGCCGGACCCCGGCTTTTCGTACAACCCTGGCAAGGCTGCCTGGCCGGGACTCCAGGACGTGCTGACGCGCAAGATCGAGGCCGCGCCCCAGCGCCTCGCCTCGCAGCTGGTGCGGGAGCAGGCCCTGGGGCCTGGCTTCAAGGCGTTTCATGCCAACCCGCAAGGGGAGTGGCCCATCGCCAAACTTCCGGCCGAGGACGCCCGGCTCATCGGCTCGCGCACGGCCACGGTGCTGCTCTCCGCCGACACCATGCAGAAGCAGCGCGAGCAGCACCCCGAGCTGACGCCGGAGGAATACGGCCAGGCCCAGGCGGCCATTGACGCGGGAACGCGCGTGCAGGACGCCGCCAAGTCGCTGATCTACATCCTGGAGGAGGCGGACGGCGGCGCAGGCGGCTACGTGACGGTGGTCAAGGCCACGCGCACGGGCAAGGCCGCATACCTGACGAGCTTCCGGCGGCTCTCGCACGACGAGGTGAAGCGGGACATGGAAATCGCGCGCCTGCTGGCCAAGGGGCGCAAATGAAGAAGGCCACCTTGCGGCGGCCTTCCATCTGGCGGGCGGTGGGGCCTCCCCCCGCTTGCGCGGCAACCCCACATGGCGCTCCGGCGGTTGCCCGCCGTGCTACGGCCGGGAGTATGTCACCGTGTCGCGCCCGCGTAGTGAACATATAGGACAGGCGGTGCGGGAAGTCAAATGGACGTGATAGGGCTCAAGATCGACTCCGAGCGCCCGCTGCGCGCCATGGAGATGCTGCGCGTGTCCTGCCTGGACGCCAGTCCGGCCATGCGCGCCGTCCGCGGCGACATGGAGCGGGCGGTGGAGCGAAACTTCGCCAGCGAGGGCCGCCCCGCCTGGGTCGGGCTCGCGCCCGGCACCATCGCCGCCCGCATCCGCCGCGGCACCTGGCCGGGCAAGATTCTCCAGCAGACCGGGCAGCTGGCCTCCAGCGTGGAGGGACGTTCCGACGCCACCAGCGCCACCGTGGGCACCAACCTGGTCTATGCCGCGATCCAGCAGCTGGGCGGCAAGACGCGGGCGCACACCATCACCGCGCGCAAGGCCAAGGCCCTGCACTTCGGCGGCGTCTTCCGCCGCTCGGTCCACCATCCCGGTTCGAAGATTCCGGCCCGGCCGTTCCTCGCGCTCGACACCAGCGACGAGCAGCAGATCGCGCGCTCGGTGCTGCTGTTCCTCCAGGGGCGGCTGGGGAGCGTGTAGAATATCGCCACGACGGGCGAGCGCCGTGTTTCCGCGCCCACGTCTAGGCTGAAACCATTAAACACGAAATTAAACGCACCCTGGCGCGCGTGGCGGCGAATTTGAAGGCGGATGGCTCCCTGCTGAAAAGCCCCTGCGGGGGGTTGCAAATTCCGCAGGATTCGTCATAGGGTCCGTTCACCCACCCAGCCTTCCCCCGACCCCCGGACAAAGACAAAGCCCCCGGACACCTGTCCGCGTTATTCCACGCCCCCGCATGAGCCATGCTGCGGGGCATGAAGACTCCCGCACCCATCCACATCTTCCGGCCCGGAACGCACACCGACGTGAGCGGCAAAACGCTCGCGTTCGGCGAGGCCGAGCTGGAGGCATCGGCAAAGGCGTATGACCCGGCCCTGCACGAAGCGCCCCTCGTGGTGGGCCACCCCTCAATCGACGCCCCGGCCTACGGCTGGGTGCAGTCCCTTTCCTTTTCCCAGGCCGGCCTAGCCGCCCAGCCCCACCAGGTGGACACGGAGTTCGCCGAGCTGGTGCACGCCGGCCGCTTCAAGAAGGTCTCCGCCAGTTTCTACACCCCCGACTCGGCCGCCAACCCGGTGCCCGGCGTGTACTACCTGCGCCACGTGGGCTTCCTGGGCGCTGCCGCGCCGGCGGTGAAGGGCCTCAAGCCCGTGGCCTTCGCCGCGGGCGATGAGGGCGTGGTGGAGTTTTCCGACGCCTGGGCCGAGCGCCAGAACGCCAGCCTTTGGCGGCAGCTGCGCGAGTGGATCATCGGCAAATTCGGGCTGGAGGAGGCCGCCCGGGCGCTGCCCCCCTACCAGGTGGAAACCGTGGAGGACGCGGCGCGCGAGGAGCTGCGTGAGGACCAGGTCAAGTCCGCGTTCGCCGAGGGCGGCGCGGCCAACCCCAAGCCCACGGCCAAGGCCGAGGAGGACAACGTGGACCAGAAGGACAAGGAGGCCCTGGCGGCCGAGCGCGCGAAGCTCGCCGAGGACCGGGCCAAGCTGGAAAAGGACAAGGCCGATTTTGCGGAGCGCGAGGCCAAGCTCAAGGAGACCGAGGCCGCGCGCGTCCATGCGGAGCACGTGGCCTTCGCCGAGGAGCTGGTGAAGGAGGGCAGGCTCCTGCCCGCGAACAAGCTCTCCACCGTGGCCCTGCTCGACGAGCTGGCCGCCGGCGGCCGGTCGCTCGACTTCACCGAGGACGGCGGCTCCAAAAAGAGCGTGGCCAGCGCCGAGGCGTTCAAGGCCATGCTCAAGGGCCAGCCCAAGGTGGTTGACTTCTCCGAGCGCGCCACGGGCGACCTGGGCGCGGGCAGCGTCAGCTTCGCCGCGCCGGCCGGCTTCACCGTGGACGGTGAGCGCCTGGAGCTGCACGGCAAGGTGCTGGCCTACCAGGAAGCCCACCCTAACACCGACTACAGCGCGGCCCTGAAGGCCGTGGGAGGCAACTAGATGAGCCAGCAGAACATCGCCATCCTCAAGCTGGCCGTGACGGCCAGCGCCGACGTGGCGGCCAGCCGCTTCGTCACCGTGGCCGGTGCGCAGGCCGGGGCCGGGGCCAACGCCCTGGGCGTGTCCGAGTTCTCCGCCGCCAGCGGCGAGATGTTCCCCGCCGTGGCCCTGGGCACGGCCATCGTGGAGGCCGGCGCGGCCTTCGCCGTCGGTGCGGCCCTCCAGGCGGACGCCGACGGCAAGGCCATCACCAAGGACGCCGGGGCCACCGTGGCCCGCGCGCTCCAGGCCGCCTCGGCCGAGGGCGACCTGGTCGAGGCCGTCATCATCCCCAACTAGCCGGGCCAAGGCCCAGGAGGAAACGAAACCATGCCCATGAATCCTTCCCAGGCGCGGGTCATCGATCCGATCCTGTCCACCATTGTGCAGGGCTACCGCAACGCCGATTTCGTCGGCGTCGCGCTGTTCCCGCGTGTGCCCGTCGCCGTGGCCGGCGGCAAGATCATCGAGTTCGGCAAGGAGCACTTCCTGGCCTACCAGACCGGGCGCACCCCCGGCTCGGCCACCAAGCGCATCAGCTTCGGCTACCAGGGCAAGCCCTACGCCCTGGAGAACCACGCCCTGGAGGCCCCGGTCCCGCGCGAGTACATGCGCGACGCCTCCAAGGTGCCGGGCGTGAACCTGGGCACCCGCGCCGTCAACCTGGTCATGCGCGCCGAGGGCCTTGGCCTGGAGATCCAGCAGGCCGCCCTGGCCACGGACGCCAGCCAGTACGGCACGAACAACAAGATCACCCTGGCCGGCACGGACAAGTTCAGCGACGACACCTCCGACATCTTCGGCACCTTCGACGACGCCAAGGAGGCCGTGCGCTCGTCCTGCGGCATGTACCCCAACGTGGCCCTGTTCGGCCCCAAGGCCTTCCGCGCCACCAAGAACCACGCCAAGGTGGTGGACCGCTTCAAGTACACCAGCAAGGATTCCGTCACCCCCGAAATGCTGGCCAACCTGCTGGAGCTCGACCGCGTGGTGGTGGGCAAGGCCGTGAAGGCCACGGACGCCGGGGTCATGAGCGACGTGTGGGGCAACTACATCGTCCTGGCCTACGTGCCCGCCGCCCCCTCCCAGCAGGAGGAGCCCAGCTACGGCTACACCTACACCATGGAGGGCCACCCCTTCGTGGAAGCCCCGTACTGGGACCCGTCCTCCAAGAGCTGGATCTACGGCGTCACCGACGAGCGCAGCCCCGTGCTTTCGGGCATCGCCTCCGGCTTCCTCATCACCGCCCCGTACTAGGCCCGGAGCAAGGCGGACACCATGCCGAGCTACATCGTCAAGGAACCGCTCAAGCACAACGGCAAATCCTACGCCCCCGGCGAGAGCGTGGAGATGGACGCCAAGGGGGCCAAGGAGCTGCTGCTGCTGGGCGTCGTCGCCGAAGGCGCGGACAAGTCCGAAGCCAAGGGCAAGGGCAAGTAGACCATGGCCTACGCCACCACCCAGGACATGGTCTCGCGGTTCGGGCAGCAGGAGGTGATAGCCCTCACCGACCGCGAGAACAGCGGCGAGATCGACGAGGCCGTGTTGGCCCCGGCTCTGACCGAGGCCACGGCGGAAATCGAGGGCTACCTGGCCGCGCGCTACGCGCTGCCTCTGGCCAGCCCGCCACGCCTGGTGGTGGGCATCTGTTGCGACATCGCGCGGTATCGCCTGTCCGGGGGCTCGGTCCTGGAGACCGACCCCGTGCGCAACCGCTACCGCGATGCCGTGCGCCTGCTGGAACAGATCGGCGCGGGCAAGGTCAGCCTGGGGCTTACCCCGGCCGGACAGCCCGCGCCCACGGCGGCCGGCGTGTCCGTTCAGCCGGGGCAGCGCAGCTTCCCGGCGGGCAGCCTGGAGGATTGGTGACATGGGCGAGATGAGCATCACGGCCATTGAGGACGCCATGAAGGCGCGCATCAAGGCCGCCAACGACGCGGGCGAGCTGGCGTACAAGCTGCGCTCCGTGGCCACCTACGACGCCGAGTTCGACGATCTGGACAAGCTGGCCGCTGTGGTCCGCGCACTGCCCGCTGTGTGGGTGGTGCTGGCCCGTGCCGGCAAGCCCGAACGCAAGGCCGCGGACAAGTGGCTGGTGCCCGTCACCATGGCCGTCATGGTGGGCGCGCGCAGCGTGCTCAACCACGAGGCCGCCCGCAAGGCGGGCGCCACTGGCGAGACATTGGTGCGCATTCTCGAGATGCGTCTCGACAACGTCGTGTATCGTCTTGGGCTAGCTGAGTCGCGCGCACAGGCACGCCAGCTCGTGAACCACGGGCACATCGCCGTGAACGACAAGAAGACGGACATCCCGTCCTACGTCGTGAAAATCGGCGACGTTGTGAGCGTGCGCGCGGGAAGCCGCGACAACGAGTACTTCAAGATGATGGCCAAGGAATTGAGCCGCAAGGCTCCACTGCCCTGGCTATCACTCGATGCTCAGCAGTTGTCTGGGAAGGTCGTCGCAGCGCCGAGCCGGGCAGATTCCGATACTGGCATCGATGACCAACTTATCGTGGAGTTTTACAGCAGATAAATCCCGTCCTGCCTTGTGCTGACCGGAGGCTGTGTGCTCGTCCGTCTGGGCGCTCACATGGGACCTGGCTGCACAGAGGGATGGGGTCCAAGACAGGCTGGCAGGTGGTGGGATAAGCGATTCTCAGCACCGTCTGTTCTCTCGTGCGACGGGCGACCGGGGCGGAGAGGATTGGGCGTGTGATGGGAATCGGGGGGCGAGCGCAGGGCGGCTCGGTGCCTCCTGTCCTCCCGCCTCTGGCCCCACCGTTTGCCGGGAGGCTGATCCTCTTTGATTGACGTTGCAGTGCCAACAAAGATCGAGACGGTGGCCAGTTCGGACACCTATGCCCGATATGTCATTGCGCCTC